GGGTGCCGACAAAGACTTTACGATTTACAAACCGCAAGAGGGGGAAATATATGTCATTCCAGATACCAGAGAAGGCTGGGTCGAGTCAACGGCCACGCTTATTAACTCTTACCTACGATCAGACTCAAAACGTCCTAGGTTCGATTATGCAGAAATTCGCAAGGCAGGTGAACCCATCAAGACATTTGGTGGAACAGCAGCAGGTCCAGAACCGCTCATTAAGTTACATAATTACATCGATGGAATCTTCAAAGAACGTGCTGGTCAGAAACTTACCCGTATTGATATCGCTGATATTGGGAACCTTATTGGGGTTTGTGTTGTATCTGGTAATGTTCGGCGGTCTGCTGAGTTACTTATTGGTCGAATTGATGATGAAGATTTCTTAAATTTAAAGAACGCAGAAAAATTTCCAGAGAGAAATTCTTACAATCCAGAAAAGCCAGGATGGGCTTGGATGTCTAATAACTCTGTATCAGTAAATGTTGGAGATAATCTAGACAACATCATTGATGGCATTGCTCGTAACGGAGAGCCAGGAGTTGTCTGGATGGATATTTCAAAACAATATGGTCGTCTCATTGATCCAATTAATAATAAAGATTGGCGCATTGCAGGATACAACCCTTGTGCAGAACAATCTCTTGAATCTTTTGAATGCTGTACTTTAGTAGAGACTTACTTAAACCGTCACGAAGATATGGAGGACTTTAAAAGAACTCTAAAGTTTGCTTATCTATACGCTAAGACGGTAACCCTTATCCCTACGCACTGGGAAGAAACAAACGCTATTATGCAAAGAAATCGGCGCATTGGAACTTCTGTTTCAGGAGTGGCTAACTTTGCAGATAGGAAAGGATTACCAATACTCCGTCAGTGGATGGATGAGGGATATAAAGTAATCAAGACCTATGACACCACCTACTCAGAGTGGCTTGGTATCCGTGAGTCAATCAAAATGACTACCGTAAAGCCAAGTGGAACAGTTAGTATCTTGGCAGGTGAATCACCTGGCGTTCACTGGACTGTAGGCGGAGAGTACTTTAATCGTGCTATTCGGTTTGCAAACTCTGATCCAATGTTGCCTTTGTTTAAAATGGCTAACTACAGAGTAGAACCAGCAAGTGAATCTCCAGAAACTACCTCTGTTGTCTTTTTCCCAATCAAATCTAATGCTAGACGTTCTGAAAAAGATGTAAGCATTTACGAAAAGATGGCTCTTGCTGCAACTGCACAACGGTATTGGTCAGACAACTCTGTAAGTGTAACTATCAGTTTTAATCCTGAAACCGAAGCCTCGGCCATTGGTACGGCTTTGCATATGTATGACGGGCAACTTAAAACTGTATCTTTTTTACCTTCTGGTAATGCTACCTATCCTCAAATGCCTTACACACAAATTACTGCTGAAGAATATGAAACAGAAGGAACTATGAAATTGTTTCCCATAGATCTTTCAGGCGTTTATGCTGGCATGGCTGCAGACGCTATAGGAGAAGCATATTGCACAACAGATGCTTGTGAAGTAAAATTAATTAAAGACAATACTTAATAGAAATAGGTTAATGTTTTGAATATAACAATTGTTGGCGGAGGCACTGCTGGTTGGATTACCGCATTATATGTGAACCAAACATTTCCTGAATATAAAATTACTTTGATTGAAAGTAAAGAAATTGGTATTTTAGGAGCAGGAGAAGCCTCTACACCGCATTTAACTAATTTTTTAGATTTTGTAAAAATACCAGTTTCTGATTTAATAAAGTATACAAATGCTACTGTAAAAACTACTGCAAAATTTACGGGTTGGTCAAAAAATTATAATGAATATTTTTACCATCCTTTTGAATATATTAAAAAAGATTTTTCTGAACAAGATGGCTATTTTAATTTTGAAGGATTAGTAGATACTAATCTTTTTCACCTGTATTCATATGCAAATGATATTTCTATGGATGAGTATTGTTTTATTAATAAAATTTGTAATAAAAACCATGTTCCGTTTTTAAAATCAAATAATTTTACTAATGTAAACCCACTTTTAAATTATCAACAACTTGGAGGTTGGTCATTAAATTTTGATGCTAAATTATTAGCAGATTATTTTTCAAATATTGCACAAAACAGAGGTGTTCAAAGAATTGAGGGAAAAGTAAAACATATTTCTTTAAATTTAGATGGAGAAATAACAAGTTTATTATTAGAAGACAATCAATTTGTAAATTCTGATTTTGTTTTTGATTGCACTGGTTTTGCACGTTTAATTATAGGAAAAAAATATTTATCAAAATGGATTTCTTACAAAGAATATCTTCCAACAAACAAAGCATTACCATTTTTTTTAGATAATAAAAAAACCAAAGAAATCCCTCCTTATATAGAAGCAATTGCAATGGATTATGGTTGGATGTGGAAAACTCCGTTACAAAATAGATATGGTTGTGGATATGTTTTTGATAGTAATTATATTTCAGTTGATGAAGCAAAACAAGAAGTTGAAAATTTGTTAGGGTTTGAAGTTTTTCCTCCTAAAACTTTTTCTTTTGAACCAGGAACATATGAAAAAATTTGGATTAAAAATTGTTTAGCAGTAGGCTTATCTGCGGGATTTATAGAACCTTTAGAAGCAACTTCAATTATGCAAACTTTATTAAATTTGCAAAGATTTTTTTCAAACAAACACGATATTTTAACAAAAAACAATTATATTAGAGACAATTTTAATTTGTACAATAAAGTTACCAGTTATTCAATTGTAGAGTATGTGTATTGGCATTATGTAACAAATAAAGAAAATACTTTGTTTTGGAAAAATTTTACTAAAAATAATAAAATTCCAGACTTAATAGAAAACATTTTAAATATTATTCAAGAAAGAATTTTGTGCCAAACAGACCTTGTTTTACATAAAAGTTCTTATTTTTATATAGAGGATTTTTTATACGTTTTATTTGGACATAAACTTATTGATAAAAATTTATTAAAAAAATATGAAAATGAAATAAAATACATTGCTGATAAACATAAAAACATAATAACTTTACAAAATACTCAGTTAACCACTTCACACAATGTTTTTTTAAATCATTTAAAAAATACTTAATAGCCTTTTGCTATTGCTTTGCCTTTTGCTTATGCTTTGCTCTGTTTTGCTGTTGCTTTGCAATATGCTGCCTCGTGAATTTCTACTTTATCTTTAATATTTAATAAAGGTCTAATATCTACATTATGTTTAAGAACCACCTTTGTTATGGCTCCTTCACACACAGAACAAACTAATACTAAACACTCTGTTGTTGTGCGGTCTTTTCTCCAACCTAAATGAATTAATTTATCCCAAAACAACTCTTCACTATAAGGCAGGTTAGGTTCTTTGTAATGTTTATATTGTTCTTGTTTATGCTTTACGTATTGCTTATTTAAATCTATATAACGATCTACGAAGGAATGCTCTCCCATGATTGCCCCCTAACTAACTGACTAACTTCTCCTGGCTGCCAGGTAAGTTAGTTCTAAGATAGCCCCACCATCTCTGATGGGGCTTCTCCTATTGCTTCTCCTATTGCTTTGCTTGCGTATGCTTCTGCTATGGCTTCTGCTATTGCTTTGCGTTCTTTGCTGGGAACTGTTCCATTAACTGCTTAGTCTTTGGAGTAAGTCCATGCCAAGAACTCCAATCTTTACCGCCTCTACTCATGTAGTAAGCGATCTTTGCATTGACCACAGGGTTGAGCAATTCGGCATTATTTTCTAAACCAAATTTTTCTCTACGATCTTTGCCTAACTCTCCGATCATGTTTATTTGAAACATGCCCCACGAGTTATCACCTGTGTTTGTATTAGGATTGTGAGCGAGGGGTCGCCCATTACTTTCTTTCTTAGCAACTGCCCATGCTTCTTTCAGGTCTGTGCCTGTGAAGCCTACGGCATGAAGCAACTCGACCAAATCAGCATCGGTCAATTTATGAGCGTTCTCATACTTTTTTAAAATTGCTTCGTTCGTTGTTTCGCTAACTATTAGTGCTTCGGCTTTTGTTGGTGCTATGGCATCTGTTGTAGTTGCTACTCCAAATGCTACGGCTAAAGTCGAAATTGACCCACCAAGTATTAAAGCCTTTATTCTTGCTTGGGCTTTTGCTGATGCTTTGGCTATTGCCTTTGGCATCTGCTCGGCTCTTACTCTTGCGTTTGTTTTCATCATCACTCCAAATAGTCATTAGCACTTTCAGATGCCTTTGACTGGTGTGAACGAAGGCGGTGTAAATACCGCTCTGTCGTCTTGATCGATTGGTGTCCTAATCGCTCTTTTACTTCATGGACATCTATGCCGTTCTTTAACAACTGCGTAGCGTTTGCATGTCGTAAATCATGAGTTCTAGGCGACCAGCCGATTGCGGACTTGGCTATTGCTTTGTTCCAAGTTGTTCTCCATACATCACGAGGCATGTGGCTCATATTGTTGATGAAACTCCCTTGCTCGTGCTTTTGCTGATGCTTCTGCTTTGCCTTACGGCTTCGGCTTCTTACCTGCTCTGCTTCTGCTAGTGCTTCTGCTTGGGCTTTGGCTTTGCGGTAGTCTGCTACTGCTTGCCTACACCCTTCGCATCTACAACCCCCATGTGTATAGGAGTAAAGAGTTCCATGCTGGAACTGTTTTCCGCCTTTCTCGAATGGTCGAGAGGGCTTTGCGCTTCGTGAACCTTTAAGTTTACTATCCGTTAAGAGTATTGTTCTTGGAAACATTAGATCATCTTTTGCTATGCCTTTTGCTAGGACATACGCATTTAATTGCTGTAATA